GCCATAGCTATTCCTTATGTTATAAATGTATTTATACATAAAAAAGGGGCTGCCGAAGCAACCCCTTGATCTTATATTTAGTATAACTTCCGAAGAAATTATGTATGCATGATGTTGTCAACACGGAAGATACGGAAGTATCCGTTCGTCTTAGCAGCAGCCATACCATCAGCAGCAAGAGACGTTCCGACGAATGGGTTTGAAACCATGCCGTAACGAGTTTTGAATCCGATTTTAGGTTGGAAGTCATTTTCACCAACAGCACGAACCATAGTTAACGGAACGTAAGGGCAATAGAATAGACCAGCATCATAAGCGTTTGTACCTTTGTAACCAACAGTTACATAGTCAGTAGTAGCATACGGATCGATGTACACTTTAGTACGACCGTTAAGTAGACCGGCGAATGTGTTTCCTGTATCATCAACATCTAGAGCAGTTGACATTGCAGGAGCATAATCCAACATACCTGAAGCAGCAAGAGCAGATGCAACATCAGAAGAGCAAATAATCCAGTTACCTTTACCACGACGAGTGTCTTTAGCAATAGCATTGGATTCACGTTCGATTTGAACGATTAGGCCTTTGAATTTTTCAACTGACCAACGACCGTCGGCATCTGTTTGCATATCGAAAATACCGTTAATCGCAGTATTTGCAGTAAGACAACCAGTTTTTGCTTGACCGTTAATTGTACGAATAGTTTCGCGGTCGATTTCAGCAAGAATTTCAGTTGAAAGGATGTTAGCTAGTTCTGATTCAGCGTCTAGACCATGGATTGCTTTAAGATCTTGAGCAAGTTCCAAAGAGTATTCAGCTTTAAGAGCACGAGTTTTAGCAGTAACAGTAGCTTTTTCGATTGTGAAACCCATTTCAGAGAAAACCGAACCACCAGAGTTAGAGCCAAGAGCTTCTCCGTCAACAGTTGGCATACCTTCCCCACGTACAGGTAAACTTGCACGAGCATCATCGATAGACGAATCGCCTACGATAACAACCTGACCAGCAGCACCGGAATCTTCAAGACCAGCTAGGCCAGAAGGATCAGCACCTTGAGTAACAGATGAGTCACCAGTATGTTGAGTGTTAGCTTCGTTGAATAGAGCTTCAGTAGAGCCAGTAGTACCAGCATCGTAACGTGAGCGCATTGCGAAGATAAGTCCAGTTGGACCACTCATTGGTTGAACGCCAGCAACATCGAAAGCAAGCATATTAGGCATTGCACGACGAGCAAGAGCGATTAGGATAGGATCCCAGTTAGCAGCAGATGCTGTAGTATTAGCAACTGTTTCGTTAATTTTCTCTTCTTTAAGAGCGATTTCTTGGTTTTCAAGGATCACGGCTGTAACAGCTTTACGATGGCGATCTTTGATAACTCCAGCACTTTCTTCGTTAAGTACAGGAGCCCATTTTTCCATTAGGGAAGTAGGGGCATTAAATGTAGACATTATTATTTTCCTTATGTCTTAGTATTGTTTACGGAGTTGGTTGAGATATCCATCCATTGAACCGGTATCTTCGGAGATAACAGATCCAACAGTATTTTCAATTTCAACACTTTCAGATTTTACTTCTTCTTTAACAAAGTATGATTCTTTAATAGTTTTAACTTTTCCAAGGAAAGAGTCATAACTTTCGAAATCAAGGTCTTCAGCTAGAGAATTTAATTTGTCGATTTCAGTTAGAGCTAGACCAACAGAACATTCGCGGATAGCTTGAGCACGTTCATGGATAGTAACTGCAGCAGTCATTTCCATCATAGACGCGATTTGGCCATTCACAGTTGTTTCTAGTTCGGCAACTTGCTCTGACAAGTCATCAACAAGATCAATTTTAGATTCAGGTACTTCGATATAAGATTCAACGAAAACTTGATGTAGTTTACTCATGAATTCTTCAGCAATTTCTGTACGTAGACCATTAGAGATCTCTAGTTTATTTTCAGCCATGTAGTTTTCGACCACATAGTTGAGATAAGAATCAACTTTCTCAACAAGTTCAGACTTAGTAGTCGCAACTTCTTCAGCAAGTTCATCTTTGTAGTTTTCCTCGATACGATCGATTTCAACTTTTAGTTTAGATTTAAGCGCAGCTTCAAAAATGACAGCAGACTTTTCTTTAAACTCTTCAGATAATGTAGCTTCGTTTTCAACGAGCTCAGCAAGTTCAGCAGAATGATCTGTAATAGCAGACTCTTCTATTTCTTCTTCATTTGCATCTTTATCTTCAAGTTTATCGAAAGCAGCCATCAAATCATCTTTTTTCATTGCTTGCAATTTAGATACCATTGCATTCAACGCAGCAGCTTTAGTTTTTGGATGAGGTGCTTTAGCTTTAGCAGGTGCTGATTTCTTAATTTCATCACCAGCTTCATCAGCCGCAGCTTGTCCGTCGATAGCATCTTTCGGTGCTTTAACGTCGCCTTCTTTTACTTTGGCTTTACCTTCATCCAGAACTTCGCTCTCGATATCAGAAACTACCACTTCTTCAACTTTTATATCATCAGACATATTAAGTTCCTTTATTTATTTAATAACGAGAGGAAATTCTTATACTCACGAACTTGAACTTCGTAAAGATCAGCTCGTGGAGCGCGTAAAATTTCTGTCTCCATTCTTTCAATTTCTCTAGCTTCAATGATTCCGTTATTCCAAACCCATTCAACACCTTCCATTATCCCATTTACAAATGCACTTGGTGCACTTGGATCCTGAACAATATCCACTGTATTTAGAATGAAGTCATTTTGAACAACTGCAGAACCATTACTCTGCTTGAGACTTCCCATACCTCTAGTAGATACTCCTAACCTAACACCACCATCTAGTAGACCTTTAACAATCTTACCGTTCGGCGTATCAAGTATTAGAGCCCTCCCCATAATATCATTGCCTTCAAAATGAAGATCAGTGATAAGATGTGAAACTTTATCAAGGTTAACAGTTGGGCCTTCGGGATGATTTAACTCACCGACTGCTCTCTTCTGACTAACCTGTTCGCGCACGTATTTTTCAACTGCGGCTTTCATTACGGTTTTAGGATATACCCTACCGTTTCTATTCTTTGTATCTGCTTGGGCGAAAACACCTTCAATATTGTAGGTTTTTACGTTATCGCCTTTTTCATTAGCTTCAGTAATAATTTTAGCGTCTAATGACTGGTCGTTATATTCTGCTATTAATTTCATATTGTTACCTTGCACACTTAACGAATTTAACAGTAGCAGCTGCTGCCCATAATTCTTCTTCTTTACCTTTATTCAAAATCAATCTTTCGCCAGCTGCTAAGGTCATTGTACCTAATGTCGTAGATCCGTCGGTATCCATTAATGATACGAGAGAAGCTGCAGTAGCATGTGAATTAACTATTCTAACATTTTGAGCTTTACCTACATTTGTAGAAGCACCTACCGTAGTTGGTGCTGCAATTTCTGCTGCTAGAGGTCTGAAATAGGAGGTTTCCATTATAATTCCTTGTTATTACTTTCATATAGGGTTATTTATATAAAACGATATTTTAACTTTTAAGTTTATTTAAATAAAAGAAAGTCTTTTTGAGCAGTCTTTTTATTACAGGATGATTGGTATCCATTTGAAAGGCGACCATATAGCCAAAGAGATCAGGCGAATGTTTAAGTAAATCCTTACTAGGATTCCTTAGAAATTTGGTAGCGTCATCAAAAGAAAAATTAAGTAACAAATGACTAGCAATGTTATAACCATAAGCTTCTATCTCGTCGGTGTTACCCAAATAACCTTGGGCGCCTTGTACATTTTTTTCGCTAGAAGTAAACTTAGTAAATTGTTTACCTTTGATGTGACCTCTGGCGCGATATTGTTTTTGATGAATCATCTCGTGTGTAAGAGAAGAAATAATAGTATTGACTAACCAGGTCCAACCTTCGTTTGACAGTACAATAGTCTTATCTTTATTATTGAATATCAATTGAACTTCGATAGAGATCTCATCGTCAGCATCTTCTTCTGGATCGAAAAAGGCGTTCATCATCATCGTACCTGAATCAGTCTTTGAACTCGTATCGTAAGTAACTTCAAAAGAATGTTTAACCCCGACCTTGGTCACCATATCGGTGATCGCCTTCGGAGTTAATTCTTTATTCAGTATCTTATTTTTAAGCTTTTCAATATCTGATCTTACATTAGTAAGCGTAGGAATCTTAGTAGTTTCCCTCAGAGTATTTGCACCTAATAGGTTATACTTCATCAACTACTGCTTCTGCTTCCGCTGGTGCCTGATTAAAAACTGCGTTAGCAACTTTTGCTTTTTCTTGTTCTATACCAGTCGCTAGTCTAGATTTAATTAAATCGCCGAATAGTTTATTGGCGTCATTCAATTTATCATCCGTGATGTTATCAATTAGTTCTGCTGTAGTAGTCATATTTTAATCCTTGTATTATATATCATCTTCTGGTTCACGACCTTCAAAGTCATCTTTTTCTTTTTCGATCTGGGCTTCCATCTCTTCGATTTCTTTTTCATCCATTTTCAAGATGTTTTTCATAGTCCATTCGCGAGATATGTAATTACCAATATAGTCTTCAACATTAGATAACGCATCCATTCTTTCACCAAGAATTTCGGCATCCTTTAGTTCAGCAAAGTAATTGTCTTTACTAAAGGAGATACTAATATCGGAATGCCATTTATTCCAATCGGCTTGTGTAATGATTTTCTTTAGAATCAATTGTTTTTCAAGAATATCAAGGAATAGTTTTGAGAATCTACGACGTAGTCTATCAACAAACTTTTGGAATTTCAATTCGTCACGTGTTACTTCACTTGCTCTTCCAAGAGAGAAGGCATTATCAGATTCAAGTCTTGATAGCGGTACATTCAATGATTCATACAAACGTTTCTTGAAGTATATAATATCATCGATCTGACCAAGGTTTTCGCCACCAGGTAGAGTAGATATTTCAGTACCTTTACCGCCTTCTTTACGCGGTAACCAAAAGTCTTCAAGCATTGACATATTTTTACGATCATCTCGTATATCGCCAGTGGTTGAATCATATACTAGTTTATTACGGTAACGTGACATAATATCTTTGATGTATTGTTCTGCACGACCGGCAGCCATATTACCAACATCGATATAAAAGATTCTTCTCTCGGGTGCACGCGCAAGGCGATAGATAACTAATGAGTCTTCCATCATCCTTAATTGATTAACCGGCTTAAGAGCTTTTTGTAAGTAGGAAAGTACGAGGGATGAACTTGCATCTAATAGACCAGAAGAAATATAAACTACGGAATCATCCGAAAGCTTAATGGCGTTATGTTTATTATCACCACCTGGTTTTTCATCATACAAATAATATTCTTCGACATCTTTAATGAGCTTAGCGCCGGATGCTTTGTCGGTAGACGCATTGATTTCTTTAACTTTACGAACCTTAGCGGCATCGATAGGTCTAATGTCTTGAATACCTTCGGCCAATTTACTTTCATCAACGACTAGGGTATATACAATACGGCCATCGACATACCATCTACGGAAAATGTCATGGGCATAATCGTTGAATTGAAGCATGTTTAGAATTTGTCTAAATTCTTCACGAATGATATCTTTTGTTTTATCGTTAACATCATCTAGCTCATCAAGATATAATTCAACAATTTTATTATCTGCGTCAAGAGCAATTGCTTCATTAACAATATCTTCAACGGCATTGTCTACTTCTGAGAATTGGGCTATCGTACGGTATTTCATGATTAGGGCATGATTATCCGCGGCTTTGTCACCGTCTAGATCGAAGTAATGACCTACATTAGAACCTGAAGCCGTGATATACCCTGCGCCGTCATCGTTCATAGGTGGAACGATACTCGGTATCTTCTCTTTTGTAGTCACCGACTTGGATTTTGCTATTTCAAATCCAAATATTTTAAAGCCTGCCATTCATATTATCCTTTTGTATTCTTCACAAGTAGCCCGGGTCTATTCTTTTTAATTACCCGCATTAATAAATCGGTTGCAGTAGTCTTGAATATAAATGGGAATATTGCATGTATAGTAACAATAATACTACACACTAAAAATGTCGCACTAAAAACTAGAGCACTGAGTAAATGTTCACCGTACGTCTCGCCAAGAGATTCAGGGTGCTTATTAAATATGTTTATCATACAAGTATATATACCTAAATTAACTTTATAGAATTATAGAGCTGCTTAACCCTATAATTCAGTAAAATTAACTTGTAGTACTAGCTTCCCAATATTGCAATTGGAATTCAGCGGTGAATTCTTCAATCGCGTCATTAGCGTCATAACTTAAGTCAATAGCACTAACGTTAGTAGGGAAACATCCACGGAAATCATAACGTTTTATTGAATCTCCGTTTTTGTCAAGTTGTTCAACAATCAAATCCGCTTGATAATCGACAGGATTATTAATCCCGGCCATATTCGCGTGACCGTTCATGCCGTTCATCCAACGCTCTAGAGCATCTCTTACTTCAAACCCAGTATCGTTAAATATCGTTACGGTCCAAGGTTCGAATGTTCTATCACCAGCAATTTGCAACTGCCTACCGCGAAATGGTACGGGTATCGGGGCAATAATTGAAGCCGGTAATTGAGCGTTTTTAACCATGAATGATGATAGTTCTACATCACCACCAGCAAAAGCGGGAAAGTTGAGGGTTACTTTAAAGAGGTTAGCGCGTGCGCCACCACCTCTTAATTTCGATTTAAAATCGTCTACACCTAGTACAGCCATCTATTTTCTCCTTTACACTGTGCCTACAACTTCTTCAAATTCAACACCGGTTCTAACTGCAACAAAGTTTAATGTTACGTAGTTGATAGAGCGGGCTGGTTTGATGAAGATGCTTGCGATGAATTCATTACGATCGATAACAGCTGCTGTATTATTTGTATCATCACAAACAACTCGGAAATCTGTAATACCACGACGACCTTTAATTTCCCTTAGGAAAGGTTCGAGAATATTAACAAATTCTGCAC